ATTGCTTCCCAATCACTTATGCTATCAATACCTTGAATCAAATAAACTCCGCTTGATATTGTTGTTTTTGTAACGCCTGCAGGCAATGTTGACCATATCGCTACTGCTCCAGCAAGACTGCTTACATCAACCTTAAATGTAATAAATGTTTCTGTTGGTTGAACAATTTCTTGTATGTCAATGCTTCTTTGCAAAGGAAAGTTTTCTGTTGTTAGATCCACCACAATATCAACAGCGGATGGATATGTAAAAATTACATTGCTAGGACGATTGTCTGTGTATGTTAATACACCATCTGAAAAATTGTTTAATTCTTGTAAGGTAGCCATTATGTTATTTCAATCTCCCCACTTGGAACACCCGCACCATAACGTGTGTTTTGCAAATAATCATTTATAACATCACCTGGCTTGGTCATTGTGTTAGAAAGTTTAAATTTAATGTCCTTACCAACCGTTGTTAATTTTTGTTTTTTGTTATAGGTAAACTTAATCAAACAAAATACCAAATCATTCATTGTGTCTGTTGATGTCCAGTGAGGCATCAAATCATAAGCATCTTGTGAATTCTGTGCTGAATTACCTTGAATAATTGTAGGAGTTGTGCTATTGCCAAAGAAAGGATAAACCTTAATTAATCCACTCCATACATTACTTGAATTACCATTGTCATCAAAAATATTATCTACGGTAACACCATCACTTTTAAAACCTAGGCGAAAATTGTCTATGTAAACTTCATTAAATGTTATTGCACTGGCTGTGCCATTAATTAGATTGCCTGTCTTTTCACAAAGTGTTAGGCAGATCCACATATTTTTATTACCTGGCTCTAGATAAGCATCTGTAATTTTACCTGGAACGTATGCTGTTCCATATAACACTGGAACTGAATGTTCTGTATCAGGATCTATTATTATTTCTGTGCCTGGATCAGGCTGATCATTGCCCTTATTGGCACTCTTAAGCACACGGTTAAGAGCATAACCTAAAAGAGCGGTTCTTGCTAGTGTTCCGCCAATGCTATCGCCAGTTACAAACCCTAATGCTTTCTTACCATATGTTACAATACTATCTATAAAACTCATTATGGTGCTCCAAAATCAAATTTAGTTCCTTTAATTGTTGGAACCCTGTTCATTGCTGTATCGCTAGGAAAAAAACGTTGCTCACTTTGTGGATTTGTTTTTCTACCAGATATCTTTTGTTTTAAAACTTCAATATTGCTAGAACAATCTAACAAAATAATATTGTTTGCTGTTCTTTCTTCAATTCTATAATCTTCTTGCAATGAGTAATTGTTTACCCTGCCAAAAAAGTAACCTTGTGTTGCAATATAACTACCAGCAACCGTATAGAACTGGCGATATATTTTTATATTGCTACCTTTAATTCTACTATAAACTATTTCTTGAATTGCGTTTGTTGGAATACCACTAATTGTTACCGTAATGCTGTTATCAGTTGGTCTTAATTCACTTGCCGTTGCTGTAACGCCTAGCAATCTACCAATTGAAGTGTATGTTTCACCGTCTATTGTTCTAGTATCAGGATCATCAGTAAAACGCAATACCTGAGGTGTATAACTGCCTGAACTGGTTGTTCTGTATTCGTCAATAGCCAGTCTTACGTAAACATGGCTTCTTACTGATGTATAGGAGTCCAAATTTGCCATTTAAACCTCCACAAATACAAATTCACCACTCCAACTGACCTGATCAAAACCAAACACGGTCCATTGAGGAAAGTCAACGCATAAAACCGTATAACTTTCTTCACTACCTGGAGTAACGTTTCCATAATACCATGGAAATTGCGAATAACTGATTGTTATTGTAGCAGAAGTATGTCTATCCAATGCTTCTGCCGCCTGTATATTGGTATAGATATCACTCCATCTAGGTCCATCTGGCAATCTAACACGAAAAACCTTTTTAGGTGTTCCACGACTAATTGCTTTAACGGTTCCATCACGTGATTGTGTTGATGCAACGGTATCTAATCTATCTATGCTTAATGTTGTTGCGTTATCCAATACCCATTGAAAACTCATCTACCTATCTCCTTATTGGTACTTTTCTAGCACCCTGTGCCGCAACAGAATGAATAAATCCTGGATCTCTTGCGACCATTTGTTTGAAACTTATGGCATCTACAGCATTGATGTTGTAGACAACATTCTGACTTCCACCTATTCCTTGCAATGGTGTAATCTGTGCAGGACCTGTAATAAGTTCAGGTCCATTCTCTCCTGCAATGCCAAATTTACCACTTGGTAGGAATCCGCCATTTGCAAAGAAGCCACCAAATAAACTGCCCAATGCTGAGCCACCTTGTCCTGCTTTACCAAATGCAAATACCTGTGAAATAATTTGTTGTATTTGTGAACGTAGTATTTGTTCAAGGATATCATTGATAAGTCCTTTGAATTCAAACTTACCTGTTTTAACAAAATCAACAATGGTATCTTCCATTGTTTGTGTTGTCTTTTTAAATATTGCTTCTGCTTGTTTAGCGGCGTTTGTGGCATTGTCAGCATATTCTTCAAATGCTCTCTTCCAACCATATTCAAATGAACGTTGCTGTTCGTATACCTGTTCTGCAATTTCTTTTTGTTTTTGAATTGCCGCTTCAGTGCTTCTTGTGATATCCGCTATCGCTTTGTCAATATCCTGTTTGTTTGCACCTTGACGTTCTAAATCACGTAATTCTTTAATTTGTGTGTTTAGATCACGTCGCATCTTTCTAGCAACGTTGTCAATGTCTTTTTCCAATTCGCTCATGTTCAATTGATCCAACTCAACCTGTGCATCTTGAACACTTTGATTTAATGTTTCAGAATAATCACCAACTGCTTTCTTAAGATTAACAGCCAGTTTGTCTGATTTACCTAATGCTTCATTAAGTGTTTTTAGTGCTGTGTTATAAACTTCTAGAGATATATTACCGTTGGCAAACTCAGCATTTAATTTTTCCAATGCTTGTTTTGTAATCTCAATCTGTTGAACAGAGTTTTGTGAATTTTGTATTAATTCATTATAGAATTTGTTTAATGGAGTAACCGTTAGTTTTTGAACTTGTGCTTGGTATTCAGCAACCGCTTTCTTAGCCGCATCAATTTCAAATGTATAATCTTTTAGACCTTCTGAATTCAGGTGTTGGTTCTTGTTAATAACCTCTTGTGCTTTGCTTAAATTCTCAAGTGTTTTTTGTGCTTCTGCTAATTTTCTATTTGCTTTTTCTAATGGTGTACCAAATTCAAGTTTAGCATATTTTTGTGCTTCATCAACACTTGCTTTAATACCTTTAACTTCTGCATTAATTAATTCATTTAACTTCTTCTGGTCCTCTGCAATTTTTTTGTTTCTTGCAGTAGTTTCATTTTGTTGTTTTTCCTGTTCTTTTGCAAGTTCTTGAAGTTGTAGGTATAGTTCTCTATATTGTTTTCTTTGTTCGTTATAAGTTCCTTTAAGTTGCTCTGATATAGATTTGTCGCCTATTAAGAAATCTAGCGGTCCAATATCTAATAATTTTAAATATCTTTGTCTAAGTTCCTCAGCCGCATCTGCCGCTTTAATAGTATCTTTTTCTACGCCCTGCATAATATCAGCGACGTTCATATTAACTAGAGCACCGTCAGTTTCAGCAATTTGATCTAGTGTTCTTAGAATAGATTTTAATATGCCTTCATATAATTTTGCAAATCCTGTGCTTTCTGATACTTTATTTGTTGCGGCAGTAAAAGCATCGCTAACCATTTGTTCTAACTGACTAATGGTAACTTGTTGTGATTTAAATGCATTTGTAAGTGCGTTTGATTTTTCAAATAGATCAAACATCACTTCCGCTGATAATTCACCAGCACGTGACATCTTACGCAATTCACCTACCGTCTTGCCGCTTTCTCTTGCCATAATAGCAAGTGCAGGACCTAATCCTTCAACAATACTACGGAATTCGTCACCACGCACCTCGCCTGATGCCATTGCCTGACCAAACTGCCTAATAACAGCATTGGCAGTGGCAGTATCTGCACCAGCGACTTGTAATGCTTGTGATAGTTTTTCAGTTACTGCAACAACACGTTCTTCACTAATGCCTAATGCATCTGTGGTCACACGCAACTTAACAAAGAGATCTAGGAAGTTTTCAAATGAAGTTCTAGTTCCTCTTGCTGATGCCTGCAATAGACCCATTACACGATTTAGGTCTTCACTACCATCTGTAATAAGTCTTAATTGGTTTTCATATGTTTGGAATTTTCTAGAGGCTTCAATTATAGTATTGCCAAATTGAAGAACTTCTCTAACGGCAAGAACACCAATAAAACCTTTAACAGCAGTTCTTAATGTACCTAAAGATTGTTGTGCTTGTTTTACATTAAATTCTATTGAGTACTTGTCTTTTTGCATACTATCTTCCTTTGATTATCCTTCTAACTAAACTTATAACGTATTTAATCGTTGGATTGGTCATTCCTTGCTTGGCTTGTCTGCTGTGACCTTCATTTAATGGCACAGCATACTTGTAATCAGCATGAATTGTATCACCAGTTTTAAATTTTGTATTTCTTCTGGCATTACCCGTGTCAATTGGTGTTATGCTTTTAAAATAGGTGTATGCTTTCTTAGGAACTTTATCTAATTCACGTCTAATCCTTTTCATGCGAGGGGATATGGCGTTTCTTGTTTGTTTAACCTTCATCTGTCGCTCCTTTGCTCCTAACTGCATTTATCATGTTTTGCAGTTGCTCTGTGCTATAATCACTGCCCAACGTTGAACCTTGTTTAGGATTCTTCGCCAGCCAGTTTTCATAACCAACTGCTGTTTCTGCCACATACAAATCCATTGTAGTGCCAGACTCCAATACCATTGACGGTAAGTAACCATAACGCTTTGCTAA